TGTTACAAGACCACCGTCCACAACACGCTGCGGATGATGGCCGATGCGCGCTACACGCCCGAAGAGTTTCTGGTCAACGTGGCGCAGGACGAGATGGAGCCGGTCTTCGAGGCTGTTACATCCGATATGCTGCGGGTGCGCTTTAAGGTGGACATCGTGGCGGGGTCTACCTCGCCCATCACCGAGCAGTTGGAGCGGGAGGATGCGCTGGCCCTCTTCAACTACACCATACAACTGCCGGAGATCAACCGCACCGAGGCTATAAAAGGATTATTGAAGGCGTTTAAGGTCAGCGACCCCGAAAAATACCTCGGCAAGCAGGTCGAGGCCGATGCTATGAAGCTGGCCAGCATGGAGAACGTGGCGTATCTGATGAAGGGGGCCAACCCCAATGTAACACCCGAAGAGAACCACCAGATTCATATGGGCATCCACAACAAGATACAGACGATGCCGGAGTTTCAGCAGCTTCTCCCGCCGCAGCAGCAGCAGGTCATGGCCGTTGTCCAGCAGCACCTTCAGCAGCACACGCAGGCCCTGCAACAGAAAGCGCAGGGCAAGGGCGGCGGCGGCGCGGCAGCCGGTGCCCCCAGCCCCGAAAGCAAAGAAGTGAAGGAGCGCGGCGGCCAGGAGGGCGATATTATTTCCATGGTACGATCGCAAGCACAGGAGATGTCACAGCAGGTACAACGTGCGCCGGGGCAAAACTAATGATATTCCATGATTTCAGGTGCAGCGAATGTAACAATTTGCAAGAAGATGTAACATTTGCTTCGATAAAAGACATAAAGCGTGAGATTGACTGCAAAAACTGTAGCGGGACGGCTCAGATGACGTTTCGTGCGGGCAATACCATCCACCAGACCAATTCGAGCATGTATGGTCAGTATCATGGCGGCTTCGGCTGCGTGGTGGAGAGTTATTCCCATAAGCAGCAGTTATTGAAAAAATACAACGTAGTAGAGTCTTCGGACCCCGTAGGCGGCTCGCGCTGCCACCGGAAGTCCGAAAACGACTTGAAAAAAACCAAAGTTGACGGTCCGCAGTGGTCTTTTGGGGGAACACCCGCAGAAGCCATGCAGGCTGCTCAACAGCAAATGGAGGAATAGACAACCATGTCCGAAGCAATACTGGATTTGGACTCCATGTCGGGAGATGAGGCCACTTCACCGGACTCTTTGGACGGCTCTGCGGATATTTCGACCACCGTGGAGCTTTTCCCCGAAGACACTCCTATTGAAACCTCTTCCAGCGACAATGGACACTCTGAGTCAGAAGGTGCCGAGACATTCGACCCGCACACGGTAGATTGGGCCAGAGTAGACCCAAGCACCGTGCCGGAGCAGTATAAGCCCGTCCAAGAGGCCGTAAAGAGGCAGCAGGCCGATTATACGCGCAAAATGCAAGATTTGGCCGACCAGCGAAAGCAGCAGGAGTCGCAGCAGACCGAATTAAGCAATATGCAGCGCGAATGGGCCAACCGAGTGCAGGCTGTTGCGCCTGCGCCGCAAGAACTCGACCCGGTGCAGCAGTTGCGGATGCAGTCCACGGACGAAGAAAATAAAGCAATGGACTTTATGGACTTCTACGTGGAGCAGCGGACGCAGCAGAAGTTCAGCGAGCTTGAAAGTCGTTACAACACGCTGGTAGACCGAATGCAGCGCAGCGAGGCCCTGATTGGCCCCACTACGCAGCGGTTGCAGGAGCGCGAGCGTTCCGAAGCCGTAGCCAAGACCTCTTCTGCTGTAGCAGAGGCGGTGGAGGCGTATGGCGAGGATGTTCGCAACCCGAAATGGACCCCTGAGATGCTGCGGCTGATGGAGAATGATCGCAGCAACAAGCCGCATCTCAACCCATTAACAGGAAACGCCTACACGGTAAAAGAGGCGTATGAGAAAGCCGCTGGCGTTACCGCTGGCAATGCAGCCTCGCTACGGGCCGCCGACAAGCAGGTACGCAAAACGTCAAAGAATGCACTGCGGACCAGCACCTCTGGTGGTGCCTCCGAAGACGGATCGGCATTAACCGACAACGAAGTCCTGTCCAAGTTGCAAGGGCTTGGCTTTGAATAAAAAGTAACAACTGTTACAGGAGAATCTATCGTGGCAAGTACTTCAACAACCGAAACGTGGGATGCGGCGTGGACCCTGACGATGAGGGCCAAGCGCAAGCGTCTTACCGATAACTTTTTTGATTCATACCCCACGCTGGAGGCTTTTCGCTCCAGTGGGTCGCTGGAGATGGAGAACGGCGGCAAGGAGATCCAAGAGGACATCCTTTATGCGGGTAACTCGGCTGAGTATTTCAGCGGGTATGATGTATTGAACACCGATGCCGTGGATGGTATCACGGCGGCTTTTTATCCGTTCCGTTATGCGAGTTGCCCCATTACCATCAACCATGTTGAGGAAATGGAAAACCGCAAGACCGATGCGGCCATGAAGCTGCTGGAAGCGAAGACGCAGCAGTCGATGCTGACCCTGCGCGACCAGATCAACACCTCGCTGTATTCGGCACAGACGGGCAAGGCCCCGCTCGGCTTGCAGGACATCATCGCCGATGCGCCCGCCACCACGCCGACCACCCTGGGCGGCATCACCGTCAGTGGCAATAGTTGGTGGAAGAATAAGACCAACAACGCCAGCGGCGATACCTCGTTTGTAACCATCAGTAACACGAACTTTTACGAGGGCATGTTACGGATGAGTTCTACGTGGAACGACATCAGCGAGGGCAACGAGCAGCCCACCCACATCTTCACCACGAATGACCTGTATGGCGATTTCGAGGAGATTTTTGAGGGAACGGGCTACCAGCGCATCACGGGCAAGGACACGCCGGGTGTCGATGGTCGCTTGCCGAGCTTCCGGGGTATTCCGATCCAGTACGACCGCGACTGCGGTTCGGGCCGGATGTATTTCCTCAACACCAACTATCTGAAGCTGAAGATGCAGAACGGTATGAACTTCGCTAAGACCCCGTTCCGCGAGCCAGCCAACCAGATGGCGAAGGTTGCTTTTATCATCGTTGGTCTTCAGTTGACTACCAACAATCGTCGTAGGCAGGGCGTTATTTACAACCTGACTGCGTAATAATTATCCGAGTCCCAAGCCAATGGGGCTTTAAGTCCGAGCAAAGGACAAGGGAGAACGAACAATGTCACGTAATGACAATGCCAATTTTGGCGTAGGCGGTATCGGCGGCGCGGGGAATGTCGGCCTGTACACCGAATCGTCTACTGCCAAGTATAAGTTGGGCCATAGATTCGAGTTGTTTGATGGGCGCGTCTTTCGTTACTGCAACTTCGATGCTGCGGTGACGGTAGGGAAGATGGTCTGCGCTGATCAGTCAACGGGTGCCGCCGATGAGATTACGAATGGCGTTATTGCCACTGCTACGGCTGGCTCTACTGTTGTCTCGCTAACCGCTGCGGGCAGTGCCGGACCCCCGGCTGACTTCCAGGGCGTAGAGGCCAACGATTATGCAGGCTCTTACCTGCATATCACCGATGGCGATGGCGAAGGCTTCACCTACCGGATCAAGAGCAATGGCGCGGCCAGCAGCGATGTGGTCGCATTCACGCTCTACGATCCGATTGTAACAGCACTCACTACTGGTGCCACCGATTGGGCCATCAGCGCGAGCCGTTACAATAACTGCCATATCACCGATGCAACCGAGGGTACGCTCGTTGACCTTTTTCCAACGGGCGTGACGTTGCGGGGCATCACCTCCGGCTATTTTGCCTGGGTGCAGACCAGAGGGCAGGCAACTTGCTTGGCCGATGGTGCGATCGCCGAGGGCAACCAGCTTACGCTATCGGACGGCACCAATGGTGCGGTGCAGCTTAAAGATGCAGAGACGGAAGTTGCGATAGGCCACTCCTTGACAACGGTTGCAACTACTGAGTATGCGCCGGTAATGTTGAATCTGGAGTAAATAATCAAGGGCGGCGGCCAGCAGGTCGTCGCCCTCATTTAACCTTTCAAGGACACCATGGCAAAGCGAACACAACAGCTTAACCTGCCTAGCGAAATTGCAGAAATCGCTCAGTCGGCCGCCCCCGTCGCAGTAGTTGCGCCGGAGGTCACACCCGACCAGATCGCCCAGCTTATCCTCAAGGGCAGCGACGACACCAAGGCCGCTATACGCAAGGCGCTGGACCTCGATAAGACCCATGCCAGAGTACGGAAGAACAAAAACCAGACAAACAGTCAGGTGCGTAACACCGTCAAGGCGATAGGTGAAGTCACTCATGCCGACGACTACGTGCCAGACCCCCCAGGACGTATCTCCGACCGTGGTCCAGAAGCAGTTCGTATTTGGCAAGAGCGTTGGCTTGACAACAACGGCGACAACCTTTCTGAGTACGATCTCGACCATATGGCACTTGAAGCGCAGGAATAATGACCGAAAGCGTTGGGCAGATTAATGCGGCGAGCTTTTTTGGCGACACTGCATTGCTGGGTACAGTGGAGGTTGGCACCGTGGCTTGTAGTGCTAGCTTCACCCTACCTAGCCTGACGACGACGGAGCGCGACGCGCTTACGGCCGCTAACGGAATGTTGGTCTACAACACGTCAACCAGCACTCTGCAAGGGTATGAGAACGGGTCTTGGGTTAATATGAGGTAATGTGAGGGCGTAGGATGACCAACCTTGAAGTGATTCAAACGGCGCTGCGACGCGTAGGTTTGAATAGCAACGCGTCTACGTTTAAGGACGGGGCGCGGACGTACCTCAACATGGTCGGCAAGGACGTACAAAGCCGCGAGAAATGGAACTGGCTGTTTAAGGCATCGACGTTCAACACGGTCGCCGACACCCAGACCTACAGCCTCGCGTCCAACGCCCTGACGCCGCTGTCGTTTCGCAATACGACAGAGGACCACGTCATCATCGTCATGTCGAGCCAAGACCTCGACGCAGCCGACCCTAACCACTCTATCGGTGGCGATCCGCGTTGGGTCATCATCGACGGCGTCGACAGCAACGGACTCGTACAAGTCAGTCTATACCCCAAACCCGACAGCGTTGACACCATCGCCTACCGGTACTACGCGTCGGTGCCGGACTTCACGGCCAGCGACGACGCCAGCAGCCTCGACGGCTATTACTCGCCGGTGGTGCAGCCTGCGCTGGTCTACGGCGTCAGCGCCCTCTACAAGCAAGAGAAGGGCGACGACCAAGGTTCGATGATAGACCGCCAGGAGATGGAGCGCGTCTTAGGGGTTGCCAGCCGCCAGAACGCCAACGTGCAAGGCAACCGCACCTACCGTATGCGCCGCTCCGATAGTCGTGGCGGGTCTCAGTTCTCGTACTCGCCGCAAGAGGGCGGTCTTAGCTGATGCCCATCACAGCACAGAGCTTGCGTTTGGGGCCATGGCGCGACGGCGTCAACTACAGCCTACCGGCCGAGGAGATCTCGCCGGCCGGTCTCTACGACATGGAGAACTGCACCGTTGGGTTAGCCGGAGAGGTCAAGAAGCGCAAGGGCTACGCTAAGTTCAATGCTACGGCGATGAACAGCGGCGCTACCGTCACCGCCTTGGGCCAGGTCGTCCTCGCCGGCACCGAGAAGGTGTTTGCTTTTTGCGGCGATAAGTTCTTTGATGTGACGGGCGGCAGCGCGACGGATCGCAGCGGCAGCGCGACGGTCACCGCCGGCAACGACAACACCTGGAACTGGGTACTGGCGGGATCGACCTTAGTCGCCGCCAACGGCGTTGATACCGATGCCGTGACATGGGCCGGTGGTACTGCTAACATCGCCGCCCTCGATGACGACTCACGCTTCACTAAACCAACATGGCCTGCCTTTTGGGAAAACCGCCTTTGGCTGGGCAACGAGAACTCCAACAGCGACCGCCTCTGGCGCAGCGCACCTGGTGACATCACGACGTGGGGCGCACTTGACTACTACGCTTTCGGCTACGACATCACCGGCTTACAGCCTTTCCAAAACACCCTCGCTGTCCATACCGAATACGGCATCCATACGCTGACGGCGACGGGTAACTCGACGATACCTTACCAACAGCAGCAACGCACGCAGCGCGGCACCGTCGCCGGCCGCACCATCGTCACGGTGCCAGGCGAGCGTCAGATCTTCGTACGCGACGACGGCATCTACCAGTGGTCCGGCGGCGCTCAAGTGGAGAAGATCTCCTTTGCGCTCGATGACCGCTACTGGGACGACATCAACGTAGCGCGACTGCCGTATGCTTTTGCCAACTACTACCCCGCCAAGGAAGAGGTTTGGTTCTACCTACCCCATGGGACCAGCCAGGCGACGATGAACTCTGTGGTGGTGTACTCAGCCCGTTTAAACGCTTGGTTTGGGCCGTACAACAACTTCACGCGGGACAGCGCCGCCATCATCGACGACCTGCCCCACGCCGGTGACTTCGCCGGTCGCATAATGGCGCATGAGACAAACAACAACGACGATGGGGCCGCGATTAAAGCCTACTTTGAAACCGCCAACATCGCACCGCAAGGCGACGATGTTGAGTGCCGCTGGCTCTATGCGCGGACGCTCTTCGACAACATAGGCGACTTCGATGTCAGCGTGCAGCAGACGGGTGCCGGCATCGTGAGCAACACCGAGACGATTACTATGGGGCAGTCGGGTGCATTGCTGGACTCGACCTTCGTCCTCGACACTTCAGTGTTGGAGTCGGATGTGTCGGCGCTGACCGACGACTCCGATCTTTTCGGCTACGACCCCCGCACCAAGCTACGACTGAGCAACTTCATCGACGACGAGACCTTCACCATACGGCGGGTAAGCCTCCAGTACAAGGCAATTGGCCGCACGCGCAAGCGCAAGACAGGAATTGAATAATGGCCTACCAGAACCCCTACGCCCAAGCGGCTGCCACACAGAACAAGAAGAAGAAAAAGCCAGCGGTTAATCCGGCGTCGATGTATAACCCGCAACAGCAGCGCAGTCAGCCAGCGGTCCAACCATCGTCGATGTACAACTCATACCAACCTCAGATGCCAGCGTCGCAGGCAGGCGCTACGGCACGTATAGCCTTGCCGCCAACCCAATTTAGCGGTCGCAACCCGTTTACCGTGGCAACCCCAGGAAGTCCAGACCCCCTTGCCCAAGCGATGATGCCCGACTTCATGTCGATGTATAACACGTATAACACGCCGATGGGTCAAGTTGTTAATGATGTTGACCCAGGGTCGATGTCTAACGCACCCGCAGCGCAACCGGCGGTTGATCCGGCGTCGATGTCCAACCCATACCAGCCTCAGATGCCAGCATCGCAAGCGGTGGCCCCGCCGACGCAACCTCAGATGCCAGCGTCGCAGGCACTCAATGTGCCGCCGCCCCCGCCGCCACCGCCGCCCCCGCCAGCGCCGAGCAGTATGACGAATGCTCCAGTGGCGCAACCGACGCCAGCGCCGTCAACGATGTACAACGCACCATCGCCGCAGCAGACGCCAGCGCCGTCCACGATGTTCAATGCACCAGCGCCGCAAGCTACGGCACCGCCGTTGCCCCAGCAAGTAAGCGGTATAGCACCGCCAACGACCGCACCACCGTTACCACCGGAAGTAAGCGGCGTAGCGCCGCCGACCGTAGCACCACCATTGCCACCGGAGGTCAGCGGTGTAGCACCGCCTGTAACCGCACCACCGCTGCCGGACATCTACAGCGGCGCACCAGCGCCAACAGCGACACAGACAATAGCAGGCACGCCCCCAGGCACGCCGCCAACTATTGACACGACAGGCCTTAAAACCGGTGATCGTTCTGGGCTAGAGTTGAAAGGACAAAAAGGAGAACAAGAAGTTATAGATGGAAAGCTGCCGTTTGAAATACCGTCGATCTACACCACCGGTGCAGCCGACGCAGAAGCCGCACGGCTAGCGCGGTCGATGACCAACACCACTAACATTGCATTGCCCGACACCAGCAGATACCGACCAGAGATACCCGATATCTACAGCGGCGAGACGATGGCACCAAAGATACCGGATATCTACGCAAGGGGCGGTTCAACCGACCCAACGCTACCGGACATCTACGCCAAGGGC